CCCCACACACCTTCCGCAGCCCCCAAGTATCGCTACTTGGACGTGGTGTGCCGCACAATCTCTGTTGTGCCATGCCTCTGATATGTGACCAATTAAACCGAAGAAAGAAAATTTTTATAGGACCCACGTATGATCACGTGGCAGCTTCGAGGCTGTAATTTATATCCCGGCCTCCTTACCGGCTGAAATATAATAAGCTGTGCCATAATGAGTGTAGACTCGCACTACAAAGAAACTTGAAATGCTCATAATAGCAAAGCTCCCAAACCAGAAACCACCTCCGCAACATCCGCAACACTTGTCGCTATTTGAACAGCCTTCACCCATGCACCCTCTACTTGAGATATGAAATCTTCCTCCTCTACGCCTGCATCATCAACAATGCGGGACATAGAGATGGAATTCATCAAATTATCAGCAGCTGCCATCATATTAGGTCTGCTAGCAGCTGGCGGTGTCACGTTAGCCAATGGATTACCCGATTGGTTAACTGCTAACACTTCATAATTGATGCATATCTCAATATCGAATGCATTATACGTACTGGCGCCACCAGTGGCTGCTACAATAATAGCATTACATCCCAAAACACTTTCAAAAGCAGTACCACCAGATAACCATGATGCTGCTAATGACCTATAATCATTGGCATTTGGAGAGGCCTTGTCAAACAACATGACCAACTCATTATTCACCAATGAGGCTGTGGGACATCGAATGCTATTAGGTAACTGCACAATTTCAGCTACATTCAATGGCAATGCTGCACTATATCCAGTAAGCTTAGAGTCAATGAATATGGGAGCCGCTGTAATCATGCCCGAACTTGTAGCGCCACCCACATTCCTGACAGCAATGCCACCGGACACCACCCTGGCAGCACCATATATGGCTTGTATTCCAGCCAATTGGGGCCAAGGATTTTGAGCTGTCCAGTTAGCAGCAAATGTCCACGCCGGTGTAGCCGCAGTAGTCGCTGTTGCTATGATCATAGACGAAGGATCAGGAACAATCACAGCAACGCACACACCATTAGCATCAAAAGGCTGAGTCCATGTGGACTTAAGCCTAAAAGTCGTGGACATATTCGTGTCAGGATCTGGCAACTTGACGCCAAACGCGTCCACAGAAAAGGGGTCAACCAAGGCCAACGGGAACTTGGGTAACTGGGTATTGCCATTAGCCACCCTAAAGTTTCCACGTCTCCGAGATCTAGGAACCAACCGATTCTGTCGACTCATAGTAGACTGAGGCCCTGACAAGGACACAGGTAACCTCGCCTGGGGGAAGGGGTAAGCCATCTGTTGTGCCTGGCTTACATTGGCAGGCAAACGAACTCGCCTGCCGCGATTAGTGTTGGGGGTGTTACCCCCCTGTCGGCGCCTCAAACGTTGACGCCGTCTACGTGCTCTCTTTCCAGGAGTAGCCATAAGTGTTAATTAAAAGTAATAAGAAAACCCAATGGTTTCCCATCGGGGCGTTGGCAATGAGAACGATGGTGCTCTCATTCCACGTTCCAGAGCGATCTGTTCGTCAGGCATAATACCAAAGGCGTAATAAAAGGAGCACCTGGCCTCAGGAGTAACACTGTCATTATGACAGTGCATTCCTTTCGACCACGTCTTATTACCCAAGTCCATGGCGGGGTGATCAAAACCCTTCCGCCCACTGAAAACCAGTGAGCGGTAAAACGCACCATATATTGGCACGCCCCCCAACCATGACAATCCGCATAGACCAATCGAAGTACACCACCTTTCAAAGATGGTTTTATTAGTGAGAGGAATCAAACTCACACAATCCTTCGACCAAGCGGATGGGTACTGCCTGACCATGATCCATCTGGTACCAGTATTAATGGGTTGACACTGGCAGAATACCAATTTCTCCAAAACATAAACAGGTTCTTCTGCCACAATGTCAAATCCCATTAAAGAGAACCAATCATCTAACCCATTTAAAAACCAATCAAGATCATCTCTTTCCAAAATAACAACGCTATCATCACCCATGTCAATTACATCAGCCCTTAGACCCTTCTGTTTCAGATATGTCCATAACATAGAACACATCAACAAACACCCAACAAGAGCGGTGTCCATGTCACCAGAAGTGAGCCCATAATCAACATTATATTTAACTTTGCCATTCAAGCAATATCCAGCACCATAGGTCTTAAATTTCCTACGGTATAGAGCCCGGTATTGCTTCCTATGACTCCTCCTGACAAAATTAGTCGTGACACGCATTACCCACTGCAAGGCTGACCGGCTAACATGCTGGTCAAACCTGGAAGCGTCCATGCCAATTGCCACTGGATGGTGAAAGCTATGCCATTTATCGGAAATGATCCTACCCACCTGCTCAGAATTATAACCCTTCATAACAGTGGGCGCCCCAAACAACTTATCAATAGCCTTATAAATAACTCTCTCCATTGGTTTTACATATCTACCAAATTCGACGTGAAACTTAGGGTCACGAGGCTGTATGACTCTAGGTGCTGGGTCCTTCTTCATATGAAAAGGAATCTTTTCGGCTTTAACAAAGATCTTGATGTTACTGTCCTTATAACATAATCCGGACATCTCGAGCCTATCCAATGCTTTCTGGTATATCTTACGTCGGCCCCCCACATACGAAGCAACGAATTCGTGCCTGGTCATGGGATCAACCTCATAAGACAACTTGAGCATCGCCTTATAAAACCCGTATAACATCAAATTAAAGCCTACCTGTGGGGGCTGTGGAGGACTAGCCCACACACCAGATTTATTCTTGCACAATAATACACGTTCAAGAATACCTCTGGCCAGCGTATCCACGTCAGCGTTATGCACCCCCCAATGAGCTTGGGGCGCAATCCCGCCCAATCCATATATCCTTCTGCGCTTCATGCAAGGACCCTGCTTCCGTACAAGGAGTCGGGGATCATCCAGCTCGGACCTGGTACTTACTCCTTGATCGAAAACTAGGCCCCCTCATTCAGCACTATATGCATCTGGCAGGATTCGACCTTCTGAATCATAATAAACTTGTTCATACTGGCCTTTCCTTTCAGACGCAACAATCGACATAAACATATCCCTAGCAAAGATTTCCTCTTTACTGGGGATGAACACATATGACACAACTAAAGGTAACTGTTGTGCCATGTGAGTCACTCGCATATTCCTCATCTTCATCTGATCCCTCACCCACCGTCGTACCATTTGAAAATTGGCCTCGGTACGTTTAGGACAACCAAAATGAGCTTTAGCCTCCCTACACAACCAGCCGATATAGTGCCTATTTGGCACAAAATCTGCCGGCAATGCCTCATCACAACCTCTCACCCTCTCCACACCGTTCTCGACCACCATTGGTAATGAAGGATCACTACCAAGATCGTCCGCATCGAGAACAAACTGACTGACTCTCACCTCCCTCGACCACTCCAACGTCGTCTTCATCCACTTCCACTTCACATGCCGGACAATCAGCTGCACAAGTAAAACAAACCCAACCGGTGGCATACACAGTAACCATAGTAGGATAATGGCCGCTGATCTGAACTGCCACGGTTTGGGTGTCAACATCTGCCACCACATCATTGACAACATAATTGTCAACGACATAATGACTGCCACAACAACAAGAGCCAACACGATGAATAGGTAATTCATCCCTAGAAGAGAACGCCCCCATAAGTAAGCTTCTAAATTGGGGGGTGAACTTTGATTGAAGATTTGGTTTAAGCAGTATTGGAGATAATGAGAATCCTGACTCAATAGTAATGCAATCTGGACTACAATACCACCAAGCAAATCCATCAGTAAATGTGGTGGATAAGATGTCGTATGATTCAGGGGATGCAAATATATTAATTACAATAGGGGACACTGTAGGCATAAATACTACTAAGGATCGACGGGTA